ATGTGGAGTTGCTGATACGATAGCTCTTGATGTCGCCCGTGTCAAGCCTACGATAGAGCGTGATAGTGGCCTTCGACCATCCATCCTCACCGTCTTGCCCAGCAGGGCCAACAGGCCCCCTGCCACCCTTGAAGATTCTGATGGTGTCCTCGTAGGTAGTAGGCTCGGCGGGGTCGTCACCCTCCTCTTCGGGCGTTGGCGTGGATGCTCCATCCGTCACCACCACCTTGAAGTCAGCGTATGTCTTGCCTTCGGGATAGTAGTCCTCGCTCTCGGCATCCACGAGGTATGCTTGGAAAGTCTCGTCCTGCAACTCCACCCAAGTCACCACAACCTCGTCCTCCTCGCCCTCCTCCTCGGCAGGGACAACCGTCTCCTCGGCATAGTACCACTGATACTCAGGGCCGTTGATGCCACTCGTCACCGCAGTCAAGGTGATGGTCTGACCGTTGTAGCTGCCCTCGTCATCTGCCACAAACAACTTGGAGTCGGCTTCGATATGTACACCCACGATAATGGGGACAATGATTGCTTCGGGATCGTTCACCGCAGGGACGCGCTTCTCATCAATGTTCTTGTCGCGCAGACGCTTTATCGTATCGTTCAACTCGCCCGTGATGACCTGAAGCATCGAATCGACCTTCTCGTCGCGGAGCGTCACGTTGTAAATCGGAATCACATCTTCGTTCTCGGCTATCGTCACCGTATCAATGAGAATCCAATTCACGTTCGGCTCGGACAAGATGACGGTCTCAATCAAGTCGGGGTCATAGACGGGCATATAAAGGCCCTCAGTAAGCGTTACGGTAGCCATAAAGACCGCCTTCGAGTCAACCTCTGGCACGTATGCCATAACGGGCTTACAGAGCCTATTCAGGGCATCCCACGCGGCATCGTGCAGACGCGACATAGCCGCAGTGACGTACTTGTTCGGCATCTGCAAGTCGAGAAGCACAAACCTGTCGTCGGCATCTATCGTGTACACGCTATTGGGGAAATACTGCATCAGCGTGGTATCGTCCTGCCGTTGGCACTCCAACTCCCAGCAGTTGTCGTCCTCAATGTAGATGCACCGCTTGACCACGAAATCACGCCCCGCACACATACCGCTTCGCATACTGATGGTACAGAGTCCGTCCGCAAGTTGCGACGCGCCCATAGCATTGAGGTCGAATCCTATCTGCTTGAGGCGCATCTTGAACGTAGTGGCGATGGTGTACTCCACCGATGCGGTGATATAGTTCTCCTCTGGGTCTTGGTCTAGGGTTTCCTCGGCAAGATGATACAAAATAGACAGCGCGGGGGAGTTAGGCGCGAGCTGCATCTCACAACGGATGAATATCTTGACGTATCCCACTGCGTTGGTGGTGAACTTGATGTCATCGCAGACGAAGTTGACAGTATCGTGCGCCACTTGAGAACGCTTGAGACTGACCTTCGCCTCGGTAGCGGAGATAAGGTTAGCACCGACATACACGTCAACATAGACCTTGGGGACATCCATAAGGAAAGACGCGAGTTCCATACCCGACTCCTCGGTGCAACTGATACTGCCTTTCAGCTTCCGCATCTTTATCACGAAGCGTCCCTCTTCCGTACCCGTGCCGTTCATCATCTGATGCACGGTCTCCGTGTCGAAGATGGGACTCTCGTTGCCGATGGTCAGAGCCTCTTGGCACTCCATCGTCTCGTAGGTGTTCTCTATCTCGTTGACAAAAATCGTTATCGCGTCCTGCTTGAGCTTCACACTGTCCTCGGTGTACATTCCGTCATCGGCAGGATTCACCGCTTCGAGAATCTCGTCAACGCGCTCGTAAGGGTCGTAGCCCGTGGACGGGAAATCGTTGTCCGCGACTTGGTATATCTGCATACCCTCCACGGACGGATAGATGTCCTCCAGATCGCCCGTTCCGTCGAAGCGCATAATCTTCGGTATGAGTCCGTACTTGTTGACACCAGTCGAACTTTGAATGTATGCCTTCCTTGCGTCCCTTTGCCCATCAGTAGTACCCCAAGTGCTTAACGGAAGCATCAAGTTGGGGATGTACACGCTCTCCGCGTCCTTTATGGCAGGAGTGAGGTTGTTGTAGTACCTCGTTGGAAGATTGCGGTCGCTACCATAGGCGTAGATGCGCGTGGCCATCTCGTTCTTGGTGCTGACTGCGCGAGTGATGACCTTCAAGCCGTTGCCCTCGCCATAGGAGAACTCCGGCGTGGTGTTGCTTGCGTCCTGCAAGTTCGGTCTGCCTATCACGATGGTGTGCTTTCCGTTCTCCACCTTGTAAACCCACGAGAGGCCCTTCCACAATGCGTAGATTTGATTCAGCGCATCCATACACGTCCCGTCGCTCACGGAGAACGCACGTACCTCGCTCATCAAGTTTGTTATCTCGGTGTAGGACGTTGACATCGCACGGATAACCCACTGTTCTGGTGCGAAGTCGTCCATATTCGCCTGGATGCGGTTGATGATGCCGTACACGTCCTCGTAGGTATCCACGTTGGGGATAGAGGAGAAATGGATGCCGTTATCGTATTCCACTATGTCGCGGAACAACGCCAACTCCAAGTCCTTGGTGGCACAGAAGAACTGCACGTTCTTGTACACGAAGGCATCGCCAGCCATCTCACTCCTCGCACTCTTCACAACCTGGGGGATGGTGTACAACTTGTAACGGAAGCCGGTACGAGAGTAGTCCACGTAGTCCCCCACTTGCCACTCTATCGGCACGGGGGACGCTATCTCCGCAAACTCAAGGTATGACGGCTTTCCAAAGAGACCGTTGTATTTTGGTGCGCCACGAAAACGGACGGTCTGGCCGTCACGGGACATTATGTCGAATCTTGCCATACTATGTAGTATCTATCACGTCACCCATATAGGCCAAGCCCTCGCCAGTTACCGCGCCGATGTTGTTTCGCGCCTGCTCCTGCTGCTCATCGGTAAGCGTCTGACTCGTGAAGCGCACGACATCCGTCACAAGCGGGTCGGCTTCGTCTGCGGTGATGACTCCATTCGAGAGGGTCATCCTCGTCACGGGATCGTTGACCTTGAACTTGACCGTGAACATCACCGTTGCAACGCCGTTGCGCTCCTTGAAGGTATTGTCGTCGAAGTCGCTTCCGGCGTAGCGGACTCGCTGGAATCCCATCTTCGTATAGTCATCGTAGATGCGGAAGTTTCCCTCCCGGACGGCGGTGAAGAAAGACCACGCGGACGCATAGAGGTCTGCCGCAGCCGTGGTGCTTTCTCCGTCCTTGGCCTTCATATAGAACTCCACTTCCATCTCGAAGCCCTTGTAGTGCATATAGGTGGTGTACTCGTCATCACCATCCTCGTCCTTCCAATCGTTCTTGTACGGATCTTTCGGTGTCGGAAGCAAGGGATAAGGGTTGGTCTTTGCGACCATCCCCCACGCGCTCTTGGTGTCCGTTGCCGTTGCGTTCTCGCCGTACTGAATGTAGAAAGGCTTGTAGTTCGGTATCGGTATATCTACTATCGGCATATCTTTGTTGGTTACATAAATACTCGTAATGCAGGGCCGTCAGAGACGGTCATCATACTCCGCAAGTCCGCAAGCAAGTTGGCGGTGTTCTGTGCGGTGTTGTAGGTATTCGCTTGGATTTGGGTTAGGTACTCGGCTAAGGTCGGTGAAGGAAGCGTCTGCGTGTTCTCGGCGACTACGGCTTGCCTTATCGCGGCTACATCTGCGCGGATGGCGTTGACGTAGGATGCGAGGAGATTGGCAGTATCTTCGGTAATGGACTTGATGCCACTCCCCAATGCTTTCTCCTCGGACTCCTTCGCAACGGACAATAGGTTGTTGTCCATAAAGGCTTGGTACATCGCTGTCAGTCGCTCATCGGCATTGTCAATATCTTGCTTGACACTATCCGCAAATGCCCTAATCCTTTCCGCAATGTCCTCCTCGGAGAGCGTCTGGTCTGTCCACCAGGACATAACCTCATCCTTGTACTTGTTCAGCACATCATCAATCACATAGGACTGCACCATAGACTTGAAGATGGCATCTCCGAGATTTTGGAACTCGCTTTCAAGGTCGGTAACGGCACTTCCCGTTGATTTAAGGCTTTCGATAAGCGAGTCGGTAATATCCTCGCCAAGAGAGTCAAACATCGACTTGATACTTTCGTTCAAATCCTTGTATAACTCCCTCAGTTTCTCGGTGTATTCGATAGCCTTCTCTACATCGTCAGCGATGCTCTTAGCCCACTTATTCCCCTTCAAGAAAGCCTTGAGAGTGTCGGTGTCGAAGAGTCCGTCACTACCGTAGAGTGGCATATTCTGTTTATTGGAAAACTCCTGTAATTTCTGGAGAAGAGGCACCCAGTCACCATAAGACGATGTGACAAACTTGGTCTCCTCGCTGAGTTTCCTTATGTCCTCTGCCAAGTCCTTTATCTCCTTCCTTGTGGCACGTATCTTACCAAGCCAACTGTCACCGAAGATGGTGGTTGTCTGGCTTATACGGTCATCAATAGCACTCAAGAGTTGCTCGGTCTTAATCTTCTCAAGTTCTGCACGGAGTTGTGCAGCCTCGGTTGCGGCTTTCAAGATAAAGTTTGCGATGGTAGTAACTCCGGCCACAACCGCACCCAACTCTGCACCCGTGCGGAATCCTTCAGCAACATTTGTGACCAACTCACCGATGTCGCTAACTGCTTGAGCCATCCCCGCAAGTGCGTGGTTGTTGCTTGCACTCGCAAACTCTTTCAGAGCTTTGGATGACGATACGATGTTCTTGGCAAGTTGCTTCCAAGCACGGACATTTTTCTCAGTCTTTTCGCCCTGCGCCTTGTCAACATCCTTGTTCTTGAACTGCTCAATAAGTTCATTGATTCTCTCAAGGTCTGGGATTATAGCCAAGAGTGCGCTCTGCTCTTCCGGCTTGAGATTGGAGAAATTGAACTTCTTGATGGTGTCCATCATCTTGTTCAACTGATTGATGGTCTTGTCGGAGAGGTTGTTGAAATCAACATTAACATCGCGCCACTCCTCATATATCTCCTTTATGACCTTCTCCGCTTTCTCTTTCGCCTCGTTTAGTGCCGCCTCTTCTGCTGCAACCGATTTCTCGTTGATAAGGTTGGATTGCTCCACGAAAGCTGCGGCGGGATCGCCCCAATCGGTTACGGTAAAACTGTTGACAAGTTCTTTTAGCGAGTCCTCGCGCAGTTTCTGAATCTTCTCAATAGTGGCCTTATAGTCCTTAACAACCTTGCTCAATGCCCCAGAGTCGGGAATAAAGTCATCCCAATCGTTCATCAAGGACTCATACTTAGCGGTCGCATCGGATGCCGCCTTGAGTGTAGAGATAAGTCCCGTGAACTTTTCCTTACCAAGAGAATCAAGGAGTTTGAGGGCAACCTCATCACCAGCATTGGCAAGCCCCATCAGTTCGGTCGTAAGATTCTCAATCTCTCTGTCAAAGTCATCGTTGATGAGTCCGGCTGCACTTGGGAAAAATGCCTTCATCGCTTCCCTTGCATCATTCTCGGACATATATTCCGCAAGAGCCTCGTACATCTCTTTCAGTTTCTTGTACGCCTCCACTTGCCGTTCAATGACCTCGGCTCTCTTTTCTCCCTGTTCATCGGTTTTCTTACTTGAAAGCGCACCGCCACTTGACGGAGTAGCCTTTCCAAGAAGCACCTTATTGATAGCCTCAAGGTACTCAAGGCGTTTCTTCTCAATGTCTGCGGTTTCATCCTCTATGCCCTTGTTCAGTTCGATGGCCTCTTGCGTCTCTTCCATCTTCGCCTTAACATCGGCAATAACACTCGCCAGGGATGATTCGCGCTTGATGTCAATACCAAGAGAAATCTGCATCCGTTCTGCCTCATCTGCGATGTCCTTGATGCTCTGCTGCCAATCTTTCAGCTCCTCTACTACGGGTGGCTTGGCGGCGGCGTAAATCATATTGAGAGCATCTGCAAGGCTTTCGGATTCGGTTTTTACCACCTCGCTTGCTTGGGAAATCTGCTTCCTCAAGTCCTCTGGATTGGCAAAGGAGTGTCCGAAAAGTCGAGTCGCATTGTTCATCGACTTCGTTATCATATCCGTATAAGCCTTTTCCGCTTCCTTGGTGAAATCGCCTCGTGTAATCTCATTGCGTAGGTATGCGGAAATCTGCTGATAGACCGCACCCGTCTCGGAGATGTTCAGGGCTTTGAGATTGCCCTTGAGTCGCTCTATGGCGTCGGTGTACTCCTCCGTGTAATACTTACTGACGGCATCGAAGCCCTCTGCCATCGTCTTTTCACGCTGGGCATCTTGAATCGCTACCACCAACTTGTCGTACATCCCTGCCAAATTACCAACGGC